TTAGCAATTCCACTTTCTTAGAGCTTTATTGATTCTAGAATCTGGATCACGCGCTGTTTCAGATGACGTTAATTTTTTCTTCATACCACTCATACGTTTACAAAACGATTTACGACGATTCCAAGACTTACTACCTTTTTTCAACTTAGAAGGTTCTGTTGTTACAGCTGTTTGTAGTTTTGAACCGGGATGTTCTCTTCTATAAGCCATAACTCCTGCTTTAGTCAAACCGCCCGATTGACTCTTATACTTTGAATCCGACCAATCTTCGTCAATAGGAGGTTGTTTTTTGTTTTTACCACAAGTGCAATAATCGCCGCATTCCATAAGCTCTAGTTGTTCTCTAACAACGTCTTTGATCGTTTTAATAGTTTTAGATTGACCAGGAGTGTCTTTTTTGTAGATGTTAGCTGCAGATGTTGTAGAATCAAATCTGGAATCTGGATCGTTTTTATTTGTTGATTGTTTTTCGGCTGTTTCAGGCGTTTTGAAGTGTTTTGAAGACTTATGGGCTGTTGTACCGATTTCTTCAGAAACCATTCTAGACTTAGCCATAATGTTTCTGATAGTACCAGGAGGTATATCGCCTTTATGTCTAGGTACAGCGATCACTTGTTGTGATTTAGGATGCGAGTAAACATCGTGTTCGCCCTTACTTCTTTGTAAAGACCAACCATTATTCTTTAGGTGTTTTGTTATGTCTTTGTGACTTCTACCCATTTCAAATGGATTTTTCTTTTCGGTAACCGTTTCTTCTTTTGCAATAGCTACATTATCGACCCAATTCGGGTAAGTTCTTCCTGCTGCCTTCGCGCGCGCCTTCGCTCGAGCTATTTGATCATCGCTTAATTTTTTATGTTTCTTAGCTGGATTAGGCTTATCCCAAGGATCTGACATCTAACACCCCAATTTTTGTTGTATTTATAAAATAATAAGTTCTTACGAATTTTTAATCAGAATTCCTTCAATAACAGCAGATCCTGAATAGTTACCGCTGTTTGTCGCCATCTGCCATCTAATGTCGCTTTTCGCGGCGTAAGCAAAAGGATTGGCTCTAGGCAACTGATACGCATTTTGCCAGGTTGTATGAAGTAGATAATAACTTGCATTCGAAACGTTGTTTTTTACAACGACTCTAAAATTCATAAACTTAGAAGCGCCTGCAGCATCACCGGAAAACATATTGACGTTTTGTATGTATAAGGTGTAGTTATTTGCAACGGAATATTGCGACATTTGAGATCTACCAGTACCAGCCAACATTTCTGCTAACTGAGAACTATTATAATAAGCTGTTACGTTACCAATATTCGTTTCTTGTCCGGAACCTGCTTGCGTCAAAATCATAGAATTGACTCTTAAGAATTGATTCGTTGTAGTAACAACAGAAGTTCCATTCAAAGTAACTACTTCTGAAAGAGGAGCCCAACTACCGTCTAAACCGGTTATCAAAACTTTAGCATTTGAATTATCAGAAGACGATGTACTATTAACACTAAGAGTTTGCGGAGTTGTTATATAAGCGTATTCTGTTGGAGCGTTTTCCCAAGCAATGCTATAAGTGGTCGCAATGTTAGCTGAATAACCAAATATGTTAACTTGTGTAGCATTAGGAATCGTTCCTAGAGCCACTTGCCATTCAAATGGAGCAGAAGAAATGGAATTTGCAGAAAGACCTACTACCGGCAAAGGGTTGTTACTATCAACAATATGTCCGTTGGATAACGCTAAAGTAGTAGCTTCAAACAACGTTTTGTTAAAGCTTTGATAATTTAAATTAGCCGAATTGTAAATAGCCATTTTTTATTTCTTTCTTAGCATATTAGCTGTTACTTTTGCGTGATAATCGTAATGCATACGTTCCAACACCTTATTTAGGATTTGGTCCCTTGTATCGGCGTCGGATGCATTAAGAGTGGCATAACCGTTGATATCACCAGCTGGATTACCCGAAACATAACCCAATCCTCTAACATCCCCTGTGCTAACAACGTTTTCTTTAATCGTTTTTTTCTTAATACCTTTTTGTCTTTCACGTCTTTCTTGTTCGGCTCGCGCTTTGACGCCTATAACGTCATTTCGTTTAGCGTATCTACCTAATGAAATGCCAGATGTTTCTGGACCGATATGAATATCCATAGCTGTTTTAACATCATTGAACAATTCTTTAGCGTGTTCCGAACTAACGTGTTCTGGCACACCCTTTTTGAATTCAGAGAATCGGTTATTGATAGCGTGAGATCTCATCTTAGAAGCAGACATACCCGAAACACCTTCGGCATCAGGATCTCTTTCACCAGCCGAAACAACATCCGCTTGTTTGAAATTAAATTCCCCGCCAGGTCCATTATACTTGTCTAACAGTTTCTTATATTCTTCAACACGATCTGAACCAGCAACCATAGTAACGTGAGTAACACCTTTTTTGTATAGGTTCTTAAGATGGTGTATGGGTGTCGGTTCTTCTTTAGAAGCTGCGGATATGTTAGTATTAGGGAAAAACCTCTTTGCGTGTTTTACTTTTTGTTCTGTAGACAAAGGATTTTTTTCTGGGTCTTGTGAATGTGAAAGAACGATTGTGTGGTCTGAACCTTTGGCTTTAGCTAAATCTTTTACTTTATCAACAAGAGCCGCGTGACCTGTTGATGGTGGGTTCATACGACCGAACGCGAACACGTGATGGTTTTCATTTTCTTTTGGTGGGTTAACGTCAGCCTTATCGGCTTCACCTCTACCTCTATTATTAGCGAAATTCAAACGACTGAATTCGGCTCTATCTACAAGCTTAGTTGGTCTTCCGTTTCTTATAGAAACAAACCCTTCTGGTTTAACTTGTTTACCACCAACTGTATGTTCAAATTCGGTTGGATTACCCAAAGCGTTTACTAAAACATCTTTAGCTTTTTGTATGTGTTGGTGCAATTCGAACGCTGCACCGTATTCTTTTTTGTTACCATCAACATCATCAATGAGCTTATTGTATTGATCTTCTTTTTTCTTCTTACCTGCTTCAGTCTTTAGTTTACTTGATTCCACATCTCTTTTTTGTTTTAGGTATTTGATGTAATCTTTTGGATTAGGTGTTGTTTCATCCCTTACAGTTTGATTGATGTAAGGCTTTAGGTAAGCGTCGTGTGTAGATAGTTTCGAAAGAGTTTCAAGACCCATTCTTTGATAAGCGTCTGTTGCTTGATCTTTATGATTTTGGAATGCCGATTGAGCGGCTGAATTGTAGTTTGATTTGGAGTTATCATTAACTTCCGGATTAACTAGATTTACATCAGGGTCTTGTTTGAATTTGGAATGGTCTACGTGAAAATCTGCCGCCATATCACTCAATTTTTTACCTTTATATTGAGTGTGTACAACAAACCCTATCTTAGAATTCTTAATCTTTCTGCCCATAGGAGAATCTTTATCAGCGCCATACGTAATAGTATTGGGAGCAAACTTAAATTTTCCTTCTTCTTCTCTGACATCAGGCTTTTCATAAAGGAAATCTCCTTGATACACTCCAGTTGGATTACCATTAGAATCTCTAGGCATAATCTTAGGTAAGTGTTGTAGTGCAGCATTTAGTTTAGCCATAAGACCAGGCGCGTGCCCGTGATTCTTTTCTATGTCTTCTGGCGTATAGTTCAACTTAGGATTGACATTGAAAGCGGATTTAGAAGAAACAAAAAATCTACCATTATCTGGATTTACGCCGAAAACGACTGATGGCGAACCATCATACTTAACTGTTACTTTTGATTTTGATTTCTTACCAGTAAGAAGGTTGTGTAGATCATCAAGGTTATCTGCCGCGTGAGCGACTCCTTCATCACCACCGTGTATGATGTGATCTTCAGCGTGTTCTAGATGTTTAAGCTTATCAACATCAAGTGATTCGATTAGAAAATTTTTGAAGGAAAACATACAACCCTCTATTACAAATTTGTTCTTGATATTTATAAATATTGAAAAAAAGGATTGATGTATGAGGGATTACGAATCTTTATCTGAAGTTGCTAAAAAGGTAACATTGAAAATTTCACAAGAAATAGATCGCCCTAACAACAACTTTGCTTTACAAAAACCAAAAATCAAAGTTTCTAGATACAAGAAAGAAATCAAAGCTGTAGAAATTTCTACATTTTTAGATTTGAAAGATTATCTAAAACAATCAGGTATACCTGTTGATCTTTTTGATTTGCCTAGAGAGGAAGAACTTGAAATTTCTGGCAAATACAAAGCTAAGATGGCGGTTTTAATTAAAAACGTGAACAACGTTGGAAATGTGGGAGATCAATTTTTTGTTGTAAACACTTACACTGAAAAGGGTTCAATCAAAACAAAAGATTTGGCGCCAGAAAAATTTGGTTTAACTTCTAAAAAATATAAAACTAAACAACCTTTCGATAACGATTTAGTTGAAGGAGTTAAAAAATTATTAAAAGAACAAAAAATTTTTGAAAATCAAGGTTCGTTTTTGTTGCAATCTTACAATTTAGTGGCTAAAGAAAAATCATCAAAATCTACAATAGAATTCGATAACGATCTAAAAAATCTTTTCAAATCTTTAAAACCGCAAGACATACAAGCTATAGGAAAAGACTTTGGCGAAATATTGTCATTAAGATGGTACATTAATCAAATACCTAATGGGAAACTAAAACAATTTTTCTTTTCTGAGATAAGCAACGAACCTCTGGTAGATTACACAATAGAAACGTCAGAAGGGTTAAAGAAAGTTTCCGCTAAGTACGAAGAAGGGGCAGCGCATTCAATTAAAGCTATAGTATCAGGTATTGACAAAGCTTACAAAAAACCTAATCAGAAAGAAATTACACCTATAACAGTGTTAAAAATTTTAGGAAGTGTTGATGCAGCGACTGAAAAAAGTAATGTTTCGACTAAAATTTTAAAATCGTATGAAATTTTAAATAACGAACCTTACAAAATTTTGTGTAAAACATTGAAAAAAACAAAACCTTCATTAAACGACATAAACGATTTCATACAAAAAATAGCAGATTCTTCAACCAATCTTAAAAACAGAATCGATTTGTTTAAAAAAATTTTTGCAGAATTTTACAAAGTGTTAGGAAAAAATGCTAGCGATGATTCTTTAAGTACTGTGTTTAAAGGTAACACTTACAAAAAGTATTACTCGTTGCTATTATCCCCTATGGGATACGCTTTAGTTGATTTTATGAACAAAGAAAACGAATATCAAAAAATTTTGAACGCAACGAGTAGAATGTTAGATGTCGATCAAGTGTATCTCTTTATCAAACCAAATGGTATGTCTTTCGAAACAAAACAATTTAAAGAAGCTAAATTCAAATTTAATTATGGAGCCAACGCGAAAGATTCGGATAACACTGGTATCAAATTCTCTATGAGGTAACAAAAAAAGGCTGGGTTTTCACCCAGCCTTCGTAAAATGTTCAGCTACGAACATAGGAGTCCAACCGTTAAATCCAACTCCATTATTCAACCTTTTGTATTGATCTTTAGCTTCTTTATACGTCTTAAACTTAAAGATTCTTTGTTCCGATGGCTTTTCAAAAATGTAATAAAAACCGTTTTCTATCTCAATCTTGTAATTTGACATTAAGCGAACCCTTCAAAATCTTTCTTGAACTTAGATCTAGACTTGAAAAAATCTGAATCCCTTTCACCAAAGCTAGACTTATCCATAACCGGAGCGTCGTCAATAATACCTTCTTGAGCTCCTTCTTCTAGGTCATATAACTTCATCTTCGCCCTTTCCACACCGATAACAAAACGTTTAAACTTAGATGGATCGTTGTATCGATTCTTTAACTGTTTAACCATTATCTGCGAAAGACCGTCTAATTCCTCGCTAGTCATCAAAGCAAACATAAAATCTACAGTCGCTGGCAAACCGAATGATTCGCTAGTGTCTGTCAGTTCCACGTCAGAACTACCATAACCGGATCGAGTTGTTTGTGTAGCCGAAACGATAGGAAGATTGAATTCTACAGCCAATCCACGCAATTCTTCTGCGATTGCCTTAACGTAAGTGTAAGAGTTGACGTTAGCGTTATACTTCATACGAGCGCTAGCGCAGATGTTAAGATAATCGATGTAGATGATATCAGGAACAAATTTTTTCTTCAATTTCAATTCGTTCAACAAATGTCTGAAATTTGCAGAACTAGCCGAAGATGTTGGATATTCTTTGATAATCAACTTACCAGTTGTTTTAGTAACAACCTTATTGATTTTCTTGATATAAGAATCTTTTGGTAGTTGTTCTAACTCGTCAATCGTAATATCTAACAAATTAGCATCGATACGTTCAGCAATTCGTTCTTCCGCCATTTCAAGGGTGATGTAAAGAACGTTTTTACCATCAAGCAGATTACCTGCCGCGCAATGGCACATAAACAAACTTTTGCCTACGCCAGTGTTATGAGAAGAAACGTTTTCTGTGTAGTACCTGTGATTTTCGTGATTTACATTAATGTCTACAATTGGAATGGTTTCATAAGTTTTTCTTACACTACCTTTAACATAACCGTTTCTAGTTAAGAAATGACATTCTAAGATTTGAGACAATTGTTCTGCGCTGACCCAACCAACTGTTGTTTCAAATAAGTGTTCGGAATTACATCTAATTGGATCACTTCCATCTTCCAATGTTAGAATATATTCGTCGTACATACCCTTGTTGATAAAGAAATTTACACCAACCCACCCATCCGGAGAGTCAACTTCTATCTCATAACCATTAGCTAAAAGTTGTTGAATTTCTTTAATAGGGGCGATTTTTTCTTGCCATTGATCCATTTTAACTTAATCCTTATTATAAATAAGGTAGGTCGCGGTGCCGCAAACACCCACCTACTCTAGAACTGTAATTTTTAACTAGGAGTTCCAGCTATGAACTACTTATCCATTTATCATAATCTATGCTCTTCAAGAAGTCAACTAAAAGAACGTTGGGGAAAAAATTCGGGTTTACATCGTCATCACATATTGCCTAAACACGTTGGTGGTTTGGACGAAGAAACAAATTACACTTACTTAACTGTAAAAGAACATGTTTTAGCTCACAGACTTTTGTGGAAAATTTACAAAAACCCAAACGATTTGCGTTCTATGCAAATGTTAGGAGCTAATTTAACCATAGAACAACGAAGACAAATTGGTTTGTTTTGTAGGGATAATAACCTAGGTTTTTTCAAAGCTTCTAAAGAGGACAAAAGAAAATGGCGCCTTAAAGGTTTAGAAACACAAAAAGTTTCTGGTGATACGAATTCATTTTACTTTTGGTCTACATTTGAAGGTAGAAAAAAACGAGCTTCAATGGGAGGTTCTGTGGGTGGTAAAAAGCAAGCCGAATTAGGCTTAGGGTTTCACAATCCGGAAATTAGAAAAAAAGCTTGTAGTATGGGAGGAAAATCTCATATAGGAAAAATTTGGATACATAAAGGCGACAAAAAAACTAGAATACAAAAAGATAATTTAGAATCGTATTTAAATGAAGGTTGGTTGTTAGGATCAGGTTCTTATAAAGATAAGAAAAAGAAGAGTGGTTAAAAACCACTCTTTTTGTATCTGATACGAATTTTAGTATCAGGATGAACACACCCAGCCAAAATTACATTTAATGTTTTGTTAGGCAAACCGCCTTTAGTAACAACGTTGAACAGTTCTAGGTTGAATGGAACCTTAGATTCTTTACGACGGTAAAAATCATAACGACTCTCGGCATCATCGGACCAGTTGTGACCGATGTTAGTATCAAAGCTTACAGCCAACGCGTCAGAAAGGATTGTTGGGATATTACCTTTCGCAACATCTTTTACTTTGTCGTCCAGAATCTGAATCGACTGCATAATAGCATTGTATACAGCCTTTTCTTGACAGAATTTTTCTGTTTTTTCTACGATCCAAGGTAATTCGGTATTAGGATCGTAGGTCAGTTCTTGAATGTTAGAGTCAACGGTTTCTCTAATTTCTGGAGAAATACCGTTGACGTTTTGTAAATCAATAGATAAGACTTCTTTTGTTGGAAGTCTGTTGTACTTTAAAATGTACGATTCAATCAGTTCAAAAAGAGTTCTATCTGAAAAGTCGTGAAAATAATCTTTCTTTAGAAAAGGGATTACTTTCCGACTGTAATCTTCACGAAATAACAGATTACCGAAAACGACTTGTTCAAAACTCATTTAGTTTCCTTTCAAAGGAATTCTTCGTCTTCTTTAAGAATGACGTCGCCTAGTGTTAAACTATACTTCTTTTTGATCCAATCCGCAAGATTTGTTTCATCAAGAATCGTTTTCCAAAACGCCCCATCATCAATGAAATCGTTAGCGCGCATATTAGTTCCGACTTCACCAGTTTCTTCGTTAACCTTAGCATACCAACCGTTTTTAGGTTTGATGATGATACCAGCTTCTAAAGCCAATTCTAACAGACCAGACCAACGATTAATACCGCCTTCATAAGACACTGTAATCGGAATTTTAGACTTTTCTTTTACATAACGAGACTTTTCTACATTAATAATGAAATGGTAACCTTGGATATCAGTACCATCTTTATCTTGTTGACGACCTAGAATCCAGATGTTATCCGCGCCATAAACACTTCCCGTACCACCACCAACAACATCTTTAGCATACAGTTCCATTGTTTTGTATGTATGATTGACTACAATCATCGGAACGTCTTTCATCGTTAGTTTAGCCGTAACGATACGGAAAAACGATTTCAAAGACTTAGCTCGCGTCATATCAGCAACCACTTTGCCGTCTAACGCATCTTCGATCTCTTTACGAGAAGCAAGATTACCAATAGAATCAACAATAACAATCACCTTATCATCTCGATCAATCTCTTTCAATTGAACAGAAAGATCGTGTTTCAATTCTTCAACGTCTGTAATAGGCGTATGAATAACCTTATCGAGAGGGATACCGAATGTTTTGAAGTAACCTTGTGGTGTGCCGAATTCCGAATCATAGAACAAAACAACCGCATCCTTATACTTACGCAGATAAGAAGCAGCCATTAATAGAGCGAATCCGGTTTTAAAATGTTTCGACGGTCCAGCCAACATAGTTACGCCAGGAGTCAAACCTCCGTCGATTGATCCTGACAACGCTACGTTAATCATAGGAACCGGTGTCGGAATCATATCCTTCTTCTTGTAAATCTTCGAATCTTCAAGAAGTGAAGTATGATTGATAGTTGAATTTTTTAATAATTTGTCTTTGATTGACATCGCTTTCTCCTTCAATTAAGCCTTATGATACTATGATAATCAATTATCGTCAATAAGCTTATTCATTTTGATAACGAATTCATCAATGTTCTTTACTCTTTCTGAACCTTTCCATTTAATGATGTCTTTTTCTGGATTTTTCTTCAGATTGTTTAGTAGAGGCATAATCATTTCTCTAAGCTTGTTCAATTTCTGCGTTTGTGTATTTTGAACTTCTTGTTCATCAGCAAACGTGAAACCAAAATCATTTTCTTCGTTTTTCATTTTTCTTATATTCTTTCCATTGCAAGTACAGTGACCGCCAGACCCGCATTGACAACGAGGTCGATCGTCCGATCCACAATCACATTCGTATTGTAATCCACAAGGGCAACCGACTCCGTAATCATATTTTGCCATATCAATCCTCAAAAAAGCTGGCTAAATCATTCGTTTGTTCTACGTTCCAACCAATTACGTCTAAAACGTTTTTGATAGGTTCTAAGAACGTTTTCTTAAACTGCATTTCGTGATCAATGTACCTATCTAGTTCTAATTCAGGAGGAAGACCGTCTACAACAGAAATAACCGTATCGTTCAAAGGATTAGGAATTTTGAGATAAGCAAATTTGATCTTATCACCATCCCCGATCGTTTGATATTGATTCTGTAATCCCTTCTTTTCCAAAAGATGATTGTATAGCAAAGCTCCTTTGACGTGTATAGGAGAACCTTTCGCGTATACGCTCGAACGATCCTTATACTTACTCATCCCTTTAACGCCTCTTGGAAACGCAACCTCATCAAACGATAAGGTAACGAATTCTTTACGGAAATCCTCTATAAATTTTTGAACAGTAGCTTCATCCTTATTCATTACTAATTTTAACGCTTCCTTAATATTCTTTCTACAAACATTAGGAGTTGACGATCTTACAGCTTCGATACCTTGAATCTTCAATTGCGGTTCGTTGAATTGAACACCTTCAATGTTTAAGGCATTGAGGATATACATTTTTTTGGCTTTCCAGATGCCTTTATTCGCAATCGTTTCGCGTTTCATAGACATCTTTTGAGCGTAAGCATTCATAATCAACGCCAATTCCTCATAGGATTCTTTAATGAAAGGTCTAACCTTTCCTTCAACAAACCTATCGATCACCTCACAAATCTTTTTATCTTCAGTTTCATTCAACTGATTGACTAGAGGTTCGAAATTGACGTAAATCGAATCTGTATCAGAAGCGATAACATAATCAACATTGTTTGTTTTAAGAACCTTGTTGAAATAATTGTTAACTCGCCGTTCAATCCATCGAATCGATAGCTGACCTGACATAGTGATAGCTTCAGCTAGATCAAAATTAAACCATCTGAAGTACGAATTCCCCAAGGCGCCGTAAGCACTGTTTAGCTGAATCTTTTTGGCTAACTGTAGATTATGATAACGAGCAACGTCGTTACTAATCTGTGTTCTCAATACAGGATCGGTTGTTTGTTCTAATAGTTTCTTAGCTTCGATCATTTTCTTTTTGTATTCGACTCGATCGCTATACATCTTTTCCATCAAAGCTGACAGAAACCCTTGCTTATCTTTACGAAACATCATGCCATTAGCGGCATATGCATAACGATTATCCGGGAATTTCCAATTGCCATTGATAAGAGAATCAACAGATGGTATTCCTTGATACTTACCTTCAATCATTTCGTTACTAATATTATATTGCATAATAAGATGAGGATAAAGGCTATCTAGGTCGAAAGAAACAACCCATTTGTTCATACCGATGCGTGGTTCTTTAACGTAACCGCCAATCAACGATTCGTATGATTCCGTCTTTTTGAACTGAGGAATCACAATAGCTCTATCCAACAAATAATTGTGGATGATAATGTCCCAAGGTCTAACCGTGGTCATAGTATCGTTATAATTCACCTTTGCATCATAAGCGAAGGTAATAACGAGCTCAATGAACCCTAGTTTTTGTTCTAGGCGATCGATAAGAGTAACGTCGTGAATGTTGTAATCAATGAATTTTTGGAAATTTTGTTTATACAACCCATCAAGAGAACCGTATTCGCTATAATCTAGTTTGCGTTCGCCTAATTCCTTTTCAGCGATAGCATCTAGCTTATAGCTTTCTTGTTGTTCAAATTTGAACTTTTTGTATAGGTTCAAATAATCAAGAACAACGATACCGGCTGGTACGAACGTTTGATTTTCTTTACCACGGATTTCGATTTTTCTTTCTTCAAGGATTTCCCAAGGAGAAAGCTTTTTCGCTTCTACCTTACCTAAAACATTCGTAATACGATTGACTAGATAAGGAATGTCGAAGAATTCAATATTCCAACCAGTAACAACGTCGGGCGAATACCGACC